ATTTGGCCATTGTGCCTGTGCCTATTGCGGAGCGTGGGGCGAGAAACTGACCATTGATCACATTGTTCCTAAAAGCAAAGGCGGACCACACTTTGCAAAATGGAACAACATACCTTCGTGCTTGGATTGCAATGCAGACAAGGGAAGCCTGTCATTGTTTGAATGGTGGAGGCCGCAAGAATTCTGGACGCAACAGCGAGAAGAAGCCTTGCTTGCTTGGGTGTATGCGCATAGTTTTGTCAGCGCCCACACTGAACTAGGTAGCTGGGAGCAATGGATGGAAGACACTCAGCGCATCTTGCCAGTGCATGAACAGCCAAAAGAAAAGGCAGCCTTTATGCCGCCTTCGTTAATTTTGAAGCTAGTTAGTTGATGGGCTGAAATATGCTTTCCGACGGACCAGTGCGCACTCCTGGCAATGGACAGAAGCCATCAGGGCAGCCACTAATCATATAGTCATCAGGATCGTAAGCGCCCACTTCCTCTAAGAGCATTGCCTTAACGGCCTCGTAATTAGCCGCGTGTTTTGCTTCTTCGCTTTCAATGGTGGCAATCAAACGATTGAGATACCACTGTGCCTTTTGAAGCGATTCCACGCCTCCTTTCGCTTCATAGCGCCAAACATACTTCATCACATTGGCTTTCAATGAGCCCTTAAAGGCTTCTGCGCTCATAGAGGCTTCAATGGCATCAATACATTCAATGGTGCCTTGATAGTGCGGAGGATGATTAACGAAGTCGGTCATGATCAGAATTGATAGTTGTTTGCTTCAAAAGCAGCAAATGCTTCGGGCGCTACAGGACGACCGAGTTCAAGCAAGGCTTTGGCATAGGCAACAATTTCCCCTTGGGCGCCATGGCCAATGCGCAAGGAAATGAAATGAAAGAGAGCCTGGAGAGAGCAGGTCCAAACAAAGCTCGTATAAAGAGCAGAAGGAAGAATGGCTCGTGCCTGCTCCTTGCACACGCCTGCCAGTAGAAGCCCTTCATAGGCTTCTGTGGCCGCGTACAAGGCCGCGCAATAGTATTGCAGGGCTAAGTCTGTATAGTCTGTTTCAGCCTCCGACAGAGGCTTCCCAGCGGCCTGGCGATTGTCTTCGCTCTGCTGATAGAAAACACTAGGGCAATAGAATTCTGCATCTTCTGCTGAACAGTAGCGAAAACTCTTCTCGTTCCAGCCCAGTTGATCATCAACGAAAGTTGATGCCACTGTATGCTTCCACCACTGCCTGGCAATGAACAATGGTGCCTTTACTTGCCACTTAAACACCACGCCTCTAAAAGGAGAAGTGTGATGATGCTTGGCTAAGTAATTAAGAAGCTTGCCATCTTTTTCTTCCCATTGTTCCTTTCTGTTGTCAAAGCTTTGACGAGCATCATTCACAATGGAAAGACTGTTGCCCATGGAATCAATTAGTGCTACGGTGCTTTTACCGTCGCCCAATGGATCAAGAGAAGGAAAGGTCATTTGTCAGAAGAACTTTGGCCAATTAATGCGCGAAAAGTGAAGGCCAAGAGCCACCACTGCGGGAAAGTCAGAAAGAACGATGGGAAAAGAAAGGCGGCACAAAGGCTTAGTAACCAGCCATTAAGAGCAGAACCAATCGCAGCAGTGAGCAACAGGCCAAAAAGCTCGCCCCATTTCTCGGCGGCAGTCTTTTCAGGAGGAAGCATTTTCCTCCTCTTTGCGGACTGTCTCAATGGCTGCATAAGTGCTGTTGCGGCTGAGCAGCATCTCCACGCCAATCAAATGTGCCAATAGGCCAATGTCATGAGCATACTTTTTAAGCTCTGCTTCTGAGGATCCTGCAGGCTCAAGGCTGTTGATCAATGCTGGCATTGCGGACATTGCCGCGTCGTTAATGTACCATTTGTCGTCTTCTAAAGAAGGCATGGCTTAAGGGAAAGGCTCGCTCATCATAGTAGCTTCAGTGCTTTTCGGCAAGCCGTCCACGGTTTTTCGGCTCTCCCCCGTCGTCATTTCCTTGTCGTTCGCCATTCGCGAATAGCATATGCAAAGAGACGATAGAACCATGAGCTTTGTAATTCCTGCCCAGTTCGCCTACAATGGCAAAAACTATGCCGTTCACATGGGGCCTTTCAACCATTCAGCCGAGCGCGAATTTGCTCTTACTGTTAATCGCCGTGCCATTGATGATTGCAGCAGTCTGGAGCAGCTAAAGCCAGTGGCTAAGAACCTCTTGGAAGGATGGTCGTCTTTGCAAACTGCTTTTCAAAGCCTCATGCTTGAAAACATTCAACTCAGACAAGCCCTGGATAAGCGCAATGTGGATTTGCAAGCGGCAGAAGAAATTGTCAATGAAGCTTCTGCTTTGATTGAAGCTATGCAGAAGCAGAACGCAAATGGGCAGCAATCATGGCAAGCCATTCGGAGTCTTTTGCCATGGTAGCCGTGAGCAAGAAAATTGTCCAGCCGCTTGTATAAGCAAGATTATATTTACGACAGTCTCGTTCATAACCAGAGCCTGTCACGTGACGACCACGGTTATATACACCGCCTTGTATTTCAATGCCCGTTTTAGAAGACAAGTGAGCAAAATCTAGACGATAACGCTTAGATCGTTTGCTTTTTGCATAGCGCTCTTGATAATCTTTTTCCCACGCATCAATATTAGAAAATTCTCTTTCAAGAACTAACTGAGGATAATGAGCTTGCCAAAGACTGAGAAACTGATCTTCAAGAGCGCTCAAAGGCTAGACAGCAGCTAGATGCACCCTAGCACCTTGGTTCTGATAGGCGCCCGTGTATGCCTGTTCTACGCTGCTTGACAGTTCGTAAAGCATAATTTGCACGATGCCTTCATTGGCATATATGCGCACTGGAAAGGGCGATGGATTGGCAATGTGCATGGTTAAATAGCCGCTCCATCCAGGCTCAATTGGCGTGACATTGATAATCACGCCGCAACGTGCATAAGTGCTTTTTCCATCGCACAGTCCAATGATATTGGCTGGCATGGTAATTAGTTCAAGGCTTGTACCAAGAGCAAAACTGAAAGGGGAAAGTTCAAAATAAGAACTGCCTTGATGGTGAATGAGAGCCTCTTCATAAGGAATGGTAGGGTCTGCAAGCTTGGGGTCTAGCGTGGCATTAGCCCTTTGTGTGTAACCGCCAGTGAAAGTGAGAAATTGTCTTGGGGAAAGGCGAATGTCATATCCTGCCTGGGAAAGACCATAAGAAATAGCTTTTGTGCCATTGTCTAGCTTTCTCCGCTTTTCACCCACATAGGGCTGGAAAATGTCTAGCTCAGCAAGTGCAGAAATTTCTTTGTCAGTGAGAAGAGCCATGGTTCGGAAGATTAACGATGAAGGTATCCAGCAAGTGCAAAGCTAATTGCAAGGCAAATTAGAAAAACAGTCAAATTGTTCATAAAGCAAGAAAGGGCACCGAAGTGCCCATTGTCGTGACGATGATCAGAACAAATCGTCTGCAGAGGCGGAACCAGTCGCTTCACCGTCATTCACCCAAAAAGACGCATAGGCGACGGGCGAGTCTTGCTGGCCTTTGACTTTGATGGGACCAGTGTGCGTAGGTGAACGCTCTGAAGTACCACGAGTGTTGGGCCAGACAGCAATTTCAAGCGTGTAATGACCGCGCTCGTTGGCTCCTGCTTTTTTCATTGCGCCGAGCAATTCGGCTGTAAGTTCCAAAGTACCTTTGAAAGTGGGGCGATTAGCCATGGGGCGTCTCTCCGTAGGAGGATTAGTGTTGGTTGCCCATGTGGGCTTGATCATCTTACCCCCTATCCTCCGTAAGTGCAAACGCCTTGCCCCCTGGGTAGCAAGCCTTGAAATACCTCTTAACAGTGTCGTGCATGATGCGCTGCTGGCTGATCAGTTCAAAGCCGTCAAGATGCACCAGTTGTAGCGATGGCTCCACTTCTTTGTTTTCAGGATCGTAGCAGGCAATCACACACCAGGCTTCTTCAATGGGACAGGAATAGAGCTGTTCGGCGGCCATGGCATACGCGCCAAGTTGTCGCTTGTAATCCGCCAATTGGTAATCAGGCTTTTCCTTGTAGCTGGTTTTCCAATCGACGAGAGCCACTGTCCCATCGCTCATTGCTGCCACCATATCTAACGTGCCCGAGAAACCAAGCTTGTCTTCTTCATGCCACCATGCCACAGCACTTTCCACTAACACTGGCGAAGCAATGCCTTCAAGAAATGGCTCGACAGCTTCGTAATAGGGCTTCCAATCAGGAGCCCTGTCTAAATGGTGCTCAATGTCTTCGCCTTTGAAATGCTCTTCAATGACACCGTGCATCCATGTGCCACGATTGGCTGCAAGCCTGGTGCGACGCTTTGCTTCTTCTTCTCCCACACGCTTCCGCCAATTGATGAGAGCCATGATTTTCCCCACAGGAGCCATGGAGGAAAGCACAGTGGTCACTGATGGCAAAAGCATTCCCTGAGGCACATTAGGAAAGTCCACGCACTGATAGTGCCTTTTTCCAT